GCCATACCATCTAAACGAAGCCCATAGACAGGATAAGTTACACCATCTACTATCCTATTCTCAGCAATATAATTTAACACATAATAGCTCTTATTTTTCTGTCCTCCACTGAGAAGAGTGACTTGTCGACCAACCGCCTTCTTAAGTTTGTCAATAGTGGCATCAGTACTTTCGTCATTTGCTCCCGTTAGATATAGGACAGAAGAGTCCTCGCCCAAACAATAGCTTGGGGAAACTGTTTGGGCACACGAACCACCATCAATATTGGGACATAAATAACCATCCGTACCGGTAAAAGTTTCTAATGTAATAGTAGCATATGGGGGGCCTACTTCTGGATAACCGTAACCATCTCCGTACCAAGTCGCCTGGTCAATTACGTCTGCCTGCCCAACAATACCACATGTTTCATTCTCATATCCAGCTTCATTCCATGGTAGGAACCAAACATCAATATGGGTAGCGGAAAATTCGTTCACCCTACCATTAGAGATAAGTGCTCCCAAGTTAAAAGACTTCCAAGATACAATAGTCCCAGCATCAAAGACACAATCCCAAATAGCTTGGTTGGCAACCGTGACCTCCTCTCCGGTATATATCATCCCGATTGAACTCACCGCCTCGTCAGTAATAATAGCTTGGCCACGAAGAGTTTTAGAGTTATTCTGATATAAATCAATAATAACTGGTGACGCATTTTTACGTAACCAGTTTGTCCCCACAAATAAGTCTAACCCCCCTTCTGCAATTCTAAAATTCACATCTGCATCATAGGCCAGGGCGTTACTACCCCTCATCCATAGGCCTTTACCAAAAACGTCTGGCTGAAGAGCAACAGGTGTAGCAGTGCTATAAAAAGCCGCACCATTCAAAGAGGCAGGGAGACTATAAAGATGGTCAACACCCAGACGCCACCCAAGAGTATTTCCCTCTGATATTTCTGGAGTTGCACCAGTAAAAGTCTTGACTAAGTCCTCAATGCCAAACAATGTGGGGCCCCTAAGGTAAGCCGCTATAACCCCACTGATAGCTTTTCTGTAAGTCTCCTTGGCCCACCTTCGAGAACTTATATCTAGTTCTCTTGTTCCCAAAAGATACGCAAAATTATTATACAAAGCTGGCTTACGAGCACCATATGTATAAGACACATAGTAAGTTTCCCCAGGGGTATCTATCCCTAAACGGCCACTTGTTTGCATTAGTGCCGTTGGGTTTAAACTCCAATTAATGCCATTGTCGCCATATACATAGTCCACAACAACATTGTCAACTACATAATCATAATTCGCTAAAACAGTTTCCGTGTTACCTAATAAAATTGGTTGATAATTGGGACATAGAGAATTTCTACAATTATGATAGTACAGACCACGTCCGTTAATACCCGCAAAGTCTTTTTGCTTCCCTGAGGCGGTATAAAAACGACAAGAAGTTTCTAAGCAGATACCGTTAACTTTGGACGCTGCAGACTTACGATATATGAAATCAGGATCTGCCTCCGCAGGAGAGGAGCCATCTGCAGCAATAACGCCATCCATTTTTACGCAGGAACTATAGCTCCCAGTAGTCTGATCAAACACGCAACCAGCTGGAGTAAAAGCCCCTTGATAAGTCTGCTCGAATTGCGCCATAGGATACGGATAATTAGTGCAGTGGACGTTATTATCAAAACGGCATACATCAGAAAGATAAATAGTATCATTGTCCACATGATCCATTTTAAGATAGTTCAATGCTGCCCTTTGAATGTTTTGTCCGGCTGATGAAATTACATCTTGTTTTTGTAGATAATTAACTCTAAGAATATTTTTATTTTTAGCCTGCAATGCTGCTGTGGTATATCTAACCACCACCTGTGACTGCAGATTAACTACTGGAGCCCAAGAATCCACTGCAACATGGACAACCCCATTCACATAGTCTATCGAATAGGCTCCTGGGGCCTCACGCCTAGAAAAAATATATCGCCCATTTTTATCTACAAGGGGTAAACCGTCTTCACCGATAACTCTGCGATAAAATTCCGTCTTACCGTCTATAAACGGCACTTCTTTCTGGAAAACTGAAGTATATTTAAAACATGACTGTGATTTACAATACGGCTTATATAAATTTGCATCTGTGTGACTCCCATCAACGGGACTAAAAGTAGTTCCAGTTACTCCGCACGTAGTTCCAGTGTCATGAACACACACTGTTGGCTCGAACGAAACTGAAGAATCAATCATCCCGCAAAAGCATGATGGTTCAGCATTTAGACCAACAAACGTGGTAATATTGATACAGTCATTTTTTTGAAATACATTGTCGAAAAGCCCAAGTCCCTGCAGATAGGCGTCATTTAGTAAATATGGATCAATAACAAATGGATTTAAAACGCTAGTGAGATCTATTCCTGTGAATCTATCCGCGCTTTCGCCCTGTTGAATTAATTGATCTTGAAATTTTAATAAATAACTGTCTGTTCCGCTTAAATACGCAGTTCTAATAGCTAATTTGTCTACCTTTTGCCGAGATATGGCATCATAAACATCGCCGCCTAAGGTGGTTTTTGCGGCATTCAATATCATAGCTTGAGAGAGAGATAAGGCGCCAGCTACATCCTTAAGGTCTATAACGTCGGTAACATCTTTAAAGGAAACCGTCTCAATCACATTTTCAATCTTAATGGGTTCATTGATAGTTATGTGATCGTCGCAAACTCTGTTTATAGTATAAGTGACACCTGTGCCTTCGTTGAAAACCCTGTTTACTTCCTCTATCGGACTATACTTAGTTCGAATATTAAACTTTCCATCTTCATCAATGAAAATGGCAGAACCTACTCGTTCATAACACTCCTCTACATTAGCAAAGAGGCTATAATCCCTACCTTCAATAAAAACATCCTCATACGAATAGGATACATCTACCACTTGCCCCTCTGTAATTGAGCCAGAAGAAGAAAGCGCTATTGAGCCAACCATTAAAGGATTATTGGCATATACGTTGTTGTTTCCTAAAATTACATTGTAATCAATATCAGCTTCGTAGGTGGCTCGACGTAAATAACTTACATATATAGTTTGAGGGACCGATGATAGCCGAGCAGCTAAAAGTATATCATTTGGTTCTCCAGCGTCAAACTTAGCAATAGAGATCTCTGTTTGCGCGGCAGTAGACTGGGCGTTACGGTAATTAACCATGTATTCGCCCCAATTTAAAGTGCGAACCACCGACCACGCAACCTCTCGTTGAAACGGATTAAGGCAAACAGATCTTCCGTCAGGAAGGGTAGTCAGAGTTAAATCATGATCCACCCTAATAAGATTGCCGTTGTCTTCTTTCATAATAATTAAAGAAGTATCAGTAGAGGTAGCTGGCCTGGTACCAGAAAGAGACAATAGCCCAGTGTTATTAATGAAAAATGAACCATCAGATATAGACACTCGTTCCATATCAGTTATTTCAAATGCGGGATCAAGATTAGGATCTAAAGAGCCAACTATTGGTAACGTGGTGGCTGGCGTCCTTCTAAGTGGGGACCCCACAATGGCAGTAACCTGTAAATCAGGTTGTAATTTCCTTGTAGAATTATTATAAGAGTATACCACAAAAACCTTGTCTCCTGCTTGTGGCATGGGGATCCCAAGTACCGGACTCAATTTAAATTGATTATCTTTAAGATTAGTATCGGAATAGGCATTTCCGACATCATAGAAATTAGTCCGAAGTGCATAATTAGATAAATCATACATCCTCATAAGAGTACCGCTTTGGACTAAGACAGCCAAAACCTTTAAAATCGGACCATGTTGTACCTCTAATACATATGGAGTAGCCGTAATTGTCGCTTCTTCCGCATCAACAAATCTTATATACCTGAGTTCTCCAGGCAACGGAGTAGGTAGGCCGACAAGAAATCTACCAGCATTTATTAGGGCTGGGCTCAAAGCGTCTACGGCTACATATCCTGGACTGGGAGATAAAATGACATCAAGACTTCCAACAAGACTCTGGGTGATTAACTGTACATCGCCGTCAAAGAAAATGCTTGCAACATCTGATTTAATAACGGCGTTCTCTGCCATTTCTTTGGAAACCCTAGTAATTGCATTAACCCCCAAATTACTTAAACGATCATAGTGCCCCCTTCCTCTCGTGACCTTCTCAGAGGAAACTGGTACTCCAATAAAATAGTCTGCTCTTGTTTTACCGATTTCCTTTGAGGCTCTAGATAATTCGTCTGCTACCACTCTAAACACTTTACTAATAGTAGTTTCTACTTCTTGCTGTGTTATTGGATCTATTTTGGTTTTATTGGCCAACATAGGAGACAAAGAGCTAATCATGTTGTCTACAATATCGCTATCCGCAGCAAATCCATCAAAAACAGCTACATTGTCTACTGAGTTGCTTTCTATAATAAAGCTACTGTTGAGTGCCCTTACTCCTGAGGCCACAACCCTATACAACATAAATGGTATTTGGGTTTCAGTATGAATTATGATAGTTATTGGACTAGACTCAGATTGAGATATCGAGGTAATCTTTAAACTGCCTATGCCATAAAGCGGTGAAATAGTAAAATTAGAGTCAGTTAAATTGGGATTAACTGGCTGATTAAAAACCACCTCTAATTCGTCTAGAGCTGTTGCTGTTGCAGCAACAAGCTTGATAGGTAATTTATTCATTCTAGCTCCTAGAACTTATCTCGGAGAACACTCTTTGGGATTATAAATAACTTTACGAGCACTCTCGCACGTAGATGGTAGCCCCGTAGGTTGCAATATCGGAGAGGTAGATCCTTCAGTGAAATAGTCGGTACCTACAGTTTCACGGCCTATAGCCACAACAACCGCTACATCAGAAATGTCCAGGCTATAGTATTCATTGTCTTTTAACAAAATTTCTTTTACCCCATCTTCAGTCTTCCGACTAAATCTAGTAAAATTAACATTAATTAGACCCGGCACTAGCCTGAATAACTCCGACGTAACATAAGATGGCTGTAAAGAACCACTTAAACTATTTGTATTCATAATAGCCAAAAGAGCATTGCCAACTGTCGATTGCATTGTAACTGGATTGGTTCCACTTGTCGCCACTACCGATACGGCCACAGAGAGGGGCACTTCAATAGCCGCCTTAACCAATATATCTGTATTGATAATGCGTTCGCTCTCTATAGTTTTAGTCAAACTCCCTATTGTTTTATTATAAAAATATGTAGCGACAATTCTCTCTCCCGCCTTGGGAGCCGTATAAGTATAATCAATCTTATAGTGACTTGCTGGCTCAGGAGAAGAAACTAGACTTACCGATATATTCGTGAAAAGTGAGTTATTGTCAGTGGAAACTAGAATACTGTCTATTGTGGCAAAACGCTTATAGGTATATTGGGTATTATTGCCCCCACTGATCGCCCCAGCGAAAACAAGCCTATCATAATTACCAATGTTAGCTAGACCTGAATTAGGATTCACATAGGCTGGATTATTAACATTTCTAACAACATCATCCGTAAGCCCTTCATCTGCACCTAACACATAATAAGTTCTTATTGTTCCTGAGGGATCCGCTTTTCTAATTGTGTTTGATGTAGATGAAACTGGATGCGGAACCTCCCACAAAAATGATAAATATATATCATCGCCAAGCTTAGGTTTAGTAATCTCGCTTATTGGGATTAATAACTGTAATCCGTCATTCGTTGTCACATAAGAAACAATCTTACTCTCCTTAATCGTAGCGTTGTTATACATCGCTACCACGTTTGGCGTAACAAATGTTCCATTTAGCCCCAGTGGATTATTCTCTGGGTAGACACGACCTACGGGACTGCCGCGCTGAGCAAGCGTCTCGTATGAAGTCACAATATCCCTAGCATAAGTTCCGCCAATTACGCCAGAGGCATCCGTTGGAGCAATCACTCGAAACACATAAAATGTTCCAGTAGAATCTAGAGGAATATCCGATGACACACGTTGATATTGGTTAATAACAGTAGTTATACTAGTGCCCTGAACTATTACAGTACGTTTGCCCGTTCCTCTAGCTGAGACTGTAACGGCTACTTCATGAGGGACAGTAATATGGCTAGTAATTACATTAGAGTTGACCACATCGGAAAAAACAACTCCATTAATAATATTATCTTGGCTGACCTGGAGTAGAGGAGTGCTAGCAGAAACCCAGTATATCATATTGTCAATCAATGAATAATCAAAAGAGGGATCAAAATATTTATCCCATGTGTAAGAAACTAGCACGATTGTATCTGTAGTCGGTAATGACCGCCCAGATATTTTAATAGTTCCAGAGGAATCATAACTCTCAATATTATACCTTTCACCAGTCTCATAATTCTCCACTGCGCTAACGCTAAAGACTGGCGCATGTCGAGTATAAACAGTGGCCATTAACGTTGTATCTTGATTGACGATAGTAGGAGAAACCACTGCCACCTCTTGGTTTATTGTAATTTGAGCATGAATATCGTCTATAGAAAGCAAATCGGTATATTGAGTAAAGTCATAAGAAGAACCACGAACCCGCATAATGTCTTCACCTACAATGCTTTTGTGGTTCTGTAGCCAATGGATTCTATCAAACCCAAAACTGCTATTAGCAAACGCGGAAGGAGAATCGCTATCTATATCTCTAATCAACTCATAATTTACCCCATTATCCAGTGGTCCAGATTGGGTTCCAACAACACTAATAAGAGATGTAATAGGCGCCTGCACGTGTAGCTGTGGGTCTGACGCTAACAGCTTTCTATTGCTGGCGTCTAATTCCCGTAAGATCCCCGTGAATTTATCTATATATGACGACCGGCCCAAAATATAATCATTAGACGAATCCGTAATATCCACTCCAGCATTAGGACTAAAAATAAAATTCTCTTCTCCAATCTCTAATTCTTGCCCAACTACGTAAACATCGAGCATACCACCAGAACCAGGAACTAAAACTGTTTCACCATTAGACACGGTTCCATCTCTCACCATAAGGGGATGCCCAGGGCCAATAATAGCCACGTCACTCACTGAGTTCTGGGACATAAAAAATGATTTTAAACCAAATGTGGTAGTTAAGTTACTACCGGCAAATACTAATAAAAGCCTCTTTCTAAAATCATCATCTGATTCTAAATCTGCTCCACCCGAAGCTGCCTCGAAATTAATCACGTTGTTCACACCAGGCATGGAGTGCTTTCTAAGAGCTCCTTTTGCAACATTGGAAGCCGCCCCAGGATTAACTGCTATCGCTGTGGCCGCAATAGCATAAATATCATAAATACCATTAGCGTCTAAAAAACTACGATATTGATTCGCTGTGGCTCGATAAATCTCTGCGTTTACCCCATTTATAATCACGTCGCTCGCCAACATAAAAGAGATTGGGGCACCTGTTAAAATCGAATTAGATGCAGTATATATAAGAGACCCAGAGCGAACCACAATATTTTCATTCGGAGAAAGAAGAGAACGCGTCAATAGCACCACGCATCCAGCTGTTTGGGCCTGCTTTCTCTGCATTGAATAATTAGAAGCCAACGCATCTAAATCTGAGCCGGAAACAGTCCTCACTGACTGCAAATTTTGATTATTTAATACTTCTGAGTATAAAGCGGAAAGCTCGTTTGCATAGGCATCCAATAGTTCTTTGATAACAGAGCCATCGGTAACATCGGCCCCCTGAAGACGGCTACGCAACTTATCTTTCAAATCGGCCACTATTTGCTGATAACTTTTAATCATTACAGGCCCCCTCGTTCAGTCGGCACTCCCCCGGTAAGCTGAACCACAGCGCCGGGAGAAATAGTAAATGTTCTGGCAACTACGTCTCCGCTTCCAGCTCTAATGGCTATACCAACATTTATTTGCCTAGGATCAATCACAGATCTCTCTACCCTAACACTTAAAATTTCCCGTATTTCTTCTCCGGGGCTTACGTATTGATATCTAGCCTGCAAAGACTGCTGATACATTAAAAAATCCAAAGCTTCTTTTATGGAATCTTCTATTTTAGTGATAAAGATATAGTCTGGAATAAGAGGGTGCGCAATAACCCCCCCAAGATTAGTTCCATAGTACGGACGAAGTTTCACTTTCCCCTGTGGAGTCAAGAGAATTCTAACGAGAGACTGAACGAGCTTATCCTCATTGGTGACTATTTCTGCTTGACCATTATGGAAAGAGATGTCTCCGTTTTCGATTCGAAGATCAAAAGACACGCAAATCCCTCCAGATTATGATTTTTTATTAATAGGCATCATTTCTTGACAAGGCTTGCCGCTAACTCCCTTATTTTTTTAGAAGTTTCGGCATTTAATTCATACTTAACACCAGATGCTCCACGGCCAGGGGCAACAGAATCGGCCCAACAATAATCATCTGGGCCCTTGTTGGTATTATTTGGATTAACAAATCCAAAAGCGCAAGTGAGCTTTTTAGTAGATTGGTTGGCTTTGGCAGTTGCAGCGGATTGCGAAGTAGAGGAAGCACCACTATAATGTTTGCATTCGGAGCAAGTTCCCTTTATAATTTTAAGGCAAGCAGCAAAATAGGCCACTACAGTTTTCATCGTTAAAGTATTTGGATCTTTTTCCAATCCTTTCCCGTCAACCAAAACCGAATACACATCGCTATAATATCTATTCTTAGCCGCATATGTCTGTACTCGATTGAGCATATCTAACTTTTGTCGCCTCATTGTGTCTGCCCCAGTATTTAAAAAAGCGAAAGACAGAGAAGTTCCCTGCATAATACTGGATGTAGCCGGAGACGCAACAAAGACATTTCCTGCATCATTCTGATTAAACCTAGCTAGCACATAGTCTACATTGCCCCGCTTAAGATCTTCTCCAAATAAAGTTTTCAATTCATCGGGAGAAAACGTGCTGGATCCCCAATTCTCGATTGTATTAGCAATACCCGTAGCCCTATCCACCTGACTAGCGATATCAGCGCTAAGCTTTTGTTTGGCTGGAGTCACCCCGGCCTTAGCCTCAGTAATAGTAGAAAGAATCTGAGTGCCTGTTATTTTCATTGCGTCTGCAGCATTAACGACAGCCGCTAAATTATGCCCATCCAATTCGTCCAGCCTCTTAACCATAGTAGTATATAACTGGTTAGTTAGGTCTTTACCAGTTAAACCATGTTTTCCGTCAATACTTTGCACTATCGTCTTGTCGTGCAGTAAAGAATAAACAAAATAAATAAATGGCTTTTGATTGCTAGCTAAGAGTTGCCCTTCGGGAATTTCATCTGATTTCAGACCAATCAAGCGTTCAAATGTGCCTTTTAACGATTCCCTATGGGACTGCCCCTTGGAATCTACATAGGAGGACTGGCTTGCCTTAACTGAGCTTATTATCTCCATCATAGCCCTAGCTACGTCGGCTGGGGTCTCACGCCCAACTGTCTGGCGATATGGTTTGAGTAGATCTGTATGTTGAGCCGGTGGTGTTTGAGTCGGACCCTTGAATGACACATGGGAGCGCATGATGGATGTAATGGGGTCTGGTAAATTGTCTATGGAGGAAACAGTCGTAGTCGAAGGCTGAACCGGTAACCCGTTTTTCGCGGTATTAATAGCGGTTTGTATAGCAGCATCTAAAGCTGACGCGTCCGGATAAACCCCAAACCCCGTACTATTAATAGCGATTGGAGATGTAGAGCCCAATGGATACGTTGACGTGATTATTCTTGTGCTATCGTCGGCTGTATCAGTAATGGCTACTATTTTATAGCCATTAATAAAGCTCACACATCTTGCCTGATAATTCATACCCACATTCTCCAATATGACTAACCAACATTCACCGATGTATCCAATGAAGCAGAAATTGCCTGGGCATCTACCACAGTAATATGAACAACATAATGCCCTGCAGTAGAATAGAAATGTTCAAATGAAAAAACACCGTCTTTTAACGTAGGATAAACCCGTTGACCATCGCCGGTATCAACCGTCAGGGAATATGGAGCTAAGCCGTGAAGAATAGTAAATTCTCCAATAATTTTACCAGGACATAGCTGCTTATCTTCCGTAATATTTTGAAGTAGAATAGTTGGCGATCCCCACACTTGTATTCTTGACCCTATGTCTATTGGGTCAGAGCAACCATTCGGGTCCATTATCCTTAGTTTAATTTGATATTCAGCCGGAGAAGAATAGGTATGCACTTGATCTGCACCAGTAGCCGTAGAATTATCTCCAAAGTCCCAAACATAAGAATACTGATCTGGTGCCCCCGCAGACGTAACACAAGGAGCTAAATCAACTGTATATCCGGGCACTCTATTCACCCCCGATACATTAGAAATAGCATAATTAATATAGGCATCTAGACGAGGATAAATAACAAAGTCAACATTACCAGTAATAATCGTCCCCATAGAGTCGGTAACCGTAACACCCACTGTATGTTCCCCAACTTCAAACACCTTAGTTAAAGATCCGCCTACGCCATTGAATGGTTCTCCATCTATAGTCCACTGGTAGAAATAGGGCTCCAGGCCCCCAGAAACGATTGCCATAAAACTCTTTGAAACATGCGGGCAATTCACAGCATCAGAGGTTAAATTTAACGATAGCGGACTTACGGCTGTGACATTAAACTGCGTTGGCCCAACAGTTCCATGTACAGTCCCAGGGTTCGGAAGAGTTACTTCATAACACCCATTCCCATTTACTGAAATACCAAATGGTTCTATAGTAAGATCTTCAGAGTATTGATAGGAGACAGTAATACAAAAAGGCACATCTGGCACAACATAGGATGGGACATCTACCGTTACATATTCCGTGAGCACCTCAATATCGCAAGCAGCGTCTTGAGACAATCCAGATGTTGAGTCAGTAACCAATAAAACTACATGAAAAGTTCCTGGCGCAGCATAAGTATAAGTTGGTGATGGTAAAGTAGACCTTCCAACGCCATCCCCAAAATCCCAAGCATAAGTCATAGTGTGAGCTCCAGTAG